TGATATTTGTTATCGGTAAGATGATAGATGAACGAGTAGGAGATGAAGACAAAAAACGTAGATGACATTTTAGAAATACCCGAGTGGTTAAGAAAACTAAACCCAGGTCCGAAATGGCAGTTTTATCCTGGCGAGAAAGTCGTCACGAAAAGAAAAAGGGATAATGGAGAAATAATAATTACCGAAAGGTGGATAAAGAGACCTTACTGGACTGTTAACGGAGTTCCCGAGCATGAGTATTACAAGAAAGAAAAGAAATCATTCGTAGTTGCTGAGTCAAAACCTAAGAAAAGTAATGGCAAACAACGAGAACGATGGCTCACGGACATCATACGAAAGACGGGACCGATTGGAACTAAAACATTATACAAATATTTACACGAACATAAACTAGAGCCACACGAAGGGTTTTTATCTCACTCGAATTACCAAGCACATATGAGAAGTATTTTGATAAGATTGAAAAGAAAAGGTATACTTGGTAAGAAAAAAAGTAAATATATAATTAGATAATCGAAAAAGGTAGTATTTGACTAGTTGTTACCTGTAAGATTATCTGTGAGTCACGCTGGTTTGCTCCCGGCGTGCTTATTAGTAGCGCAACGATGGACTAGGGCTGGCGTTCTCCTTTAGCTAGGGTTCGGCGGGTAATACCGCTTTACCAGTCCGTCTGTCATGTAGAAAGGATTTTATGAATATCTTTTATTTACACAAAGACCCGATACAAGCTGCAGAGTGGCATTGCGATAAGCACGTTTGTAAGATGATTATCGAGTCTGCTCAAATGCTTAGCATCGTAACACGTCAGAAAAATATTGACTTAGGGTATAATATGTCTACCACAGGTGCTTTCTCCAAGCATCCACAAACTATATGGGTAGGTAAAAGTGGCGAACATTTCGAATGGTTAGTATGGCTAGGTATAGCTTTATGCAGACAGTATAAATATAGATACGACAAAGTACATAAGACTAGTAAACTAATGACTGACTTCTTCATGTTATTAAATGACGACTTTTATCACAAGTTCGAAGAACAAGGGTTCAGGGATCCTCCTCAATGTATGCCAGAAGAATACAAAAGAGATACGACAATAGAAGGTTATAAAAACTTCTACATCCAAGAAAAGTCTAGATTTGCCAAGTGGTATGGTGGCTACGATAAAGCACCGCCATGGTGGCCTGAAGATAAAAAGGTTTTAAATGTTACTAAAAAATAGTATTATTTCTTACTTGTTGAAACGATATATACAAGTTAGCCAGGTAGCCTCAAGCAGACGTGCATAGTAACTTTATGTTAGGGTTGAAAACCGTAGCCTCTCAGGAAAAATAAGATTGCCTGATGCTAAAAAACCGGGGCCAGATGAGAAAGGACGCTAATGACTACTAATACATATCTCTTTGATAAACGAGTTAGGTTGCTCGTAAGTCAAGTTGAGAAAGTTAAAAACCAAAAGCCGTATGTGTATGGCCCGGTCAAGAAAAGACGAGATACCTCCACTGACTTGAGCATGTGGGAGGGTAAACTTAGGGACTTAATGAAAAAACTCCCTTAGTATATAGAGGCCATATTGGTTTTTACGATTTTTCATTTCGCTAAATGGCAATCCCTAATCCCAATACTTGATTCTCTATATCCACTACTAAATTTGCGGGATTACTTATAGTAATTACAAGTAATCCCTCTAATCCCGAGACCAGACGCAATCTCATCTCATACATCAGAGAGTGTGATATGGCCTCTATATATAGAAAGGAAATTAACTATGGACTTATATACAATGGCACTTATAGTAGTTGCCGGATTAGTAATTATGATGTTTACTAATTAAAATAAATGTATACTGCTGATTTTATTAATTATATATTATAAATAGTAATTGTAGAAAGGAGATTATTTATGGCTACAACGCAGTCAACTACAAAAACTAATGGGTCTAAAAAGCCCGTTGTAATTAAAACTCCAAGCGATATGACTGGAGTAAAGAAATACGACCACGATGCTAGAATCCAAGTTCTAGTGCCAAAAAACCCTAAACGAGTAGGGTCAGGTGGTTGGAAACGATTTGGTTATTACAAAAATGGTATTACTATCAAAGAGTTTTTGGCGAAAGGCGGGAAGACTATCGACTTGGATTGGGATAGAGAACGAGGGTTTATTGCTACTGAAGATAGAGATAAATCTGGTTCCAAGAGTAAATCGCCAAAAGCGACATTTACTTTAAAATAATTGTATATATTGTATTCGATTATTTTATTATATAATTATAGGGCGTCTATCCGTTCAGATGCCCTATGCTAACAACTAGAAAGGATACAGAACATGTTAGGACCATTTACAGACATTAGAAAACTAGAGATGTATGAGACTAAATCTGGTAGGTACCAAGCTTATTTTCAATTGACTAGACCGAATGGTGAACGAGAGTTCATTACTCCAGAGCAATATGAGAAAGCTAAAACACAGTTTCTGAGAATCCAAAGAAAGAAAGGAAAACGACATGGGTGATAGAGTTAGTATACAATTTCAAGACAAAGATGGCGACAGTAGTATCTGTTTGTTCCATCACTGGGGCGGCAAGTGGTTTCCACATTTTGCCGGCGCTTGGTTTATGTTACATAAACAAAAGATTAATCCTAGTCAAGCAACTCCATTAACTAGATTCGAAGCAAGAAATGTTATGGTGCAATTTATACAATCGCTTTCAAGATATAATAGTATGCGAGGTATAAAAGGGTTTAGTGGAGATTACGATAATCCTCAAATAGATTATTATGATTCTGTAATATCACATAGTATTTACACAGGTGCTACTCCTGATGATGGCGATAACTCAGATAACGGTCATTATACTATACGAACAGACACAGGAGATTTAAGTAATCAAGATGGCGAGATAATTACCATATGTAACCCTGCTATCATGAAAGAAGTTGAGGCGATGACTAGAAAAACTAACAGAGAAGAAGTTATGGAGGTACTTAAACAATGCGCGAATTGATTTTATTTCTATCTGGTGCAATGGTGGCTATTTTCGCTATTGTTGTAGTGATAGTTTTTGGTACGATTTTGTTTTAATTAGTTTACTATTAATAATAACAAAAGAAAGCGAGAACATTATGATTAGAGATAACGACAAACTAAAAGCTTACATCATAGTAGCAGTTAGGGATATTAGTTTAGAGGATAGCTTAAAGAGCAATCCCTGGTCTCATGTCGTCACTGAAAACATAGACGAAAAACACTGGGATCAAAAGAGTAAACAATATCTAGCTTACACAATATACAACGACTTAGACGCCGCAAGAAATTTTGCAGAATGGTGGACAGGTAATTGCGGAATAGAGTGTCAAGTTAAAGAAGTAGAAATCAACATTAAAAGTACAGCTTTTGATAATACAGACGAAGGGAGAAAACAACATGCCGCTAACTAACAAACACATAAAACCAAAACTAACTGCCAAGCAACAAGAAGAAGCTTTTGTTTGGTGGTGCAATCAAAATGAAGAAGAACTTAATGTATATTTTAACAAGAATAAAATAACAGAACAGCCTCAAATAACAGCTGTAGCTAAAGGTCTTTGGCTGGATAGACTAGAGAGGGTAGGACTACGAAGTTGCAATTCCTAGAATAAAAACCTATACAATTAGCCTTCAATACGATAAATTGGAGGTTAATTATATGGATAACATTATTGAATTTAATCAAGTTGAAAATAAGATTTTATCAGACAAAGAAAAGAAGTTCGTCAATAACATAATTTCTGGATTAGGTAAGAAACAAGCGGCGTTAGAGGCAGGTTATGCTGAATCGTCAGCTCACGTACAAGCTACCCGACTACTAAAAAAGGATAAAATTCTGAGGGCCGTGACCCGTGCTCGTCAGATTCAGACTCAAAGAACAGTACACACAGTCGAAGAAGAGGTCAAAAAGCTAGATGGGCTGTATGATGCTGCGTGCGATAAGAAACAATTCGGGGCAGCGGTCCAGGCTGCGAGGTTGAAGGCACAGTTATTGGGGTACCTTGTTGAGAAGAAGGATGTCAAAGTATCACAAGTCGATAACATGGATGAGGGTGAGTTAGTCGCATACCTTGACAAGTTGAAATTAGACTACGGCGGTTGAGTGATGCGGCTTGAGCATTGAGCCGTCCGCATTCCACCTCC